TAATATCCTTCTTTAGACGCACTGTGTCTAGCCTAAAATCAACATTTGTTATTACTTCATCGTATGTTGTAAACAATTCTTCTAGTGTATTTTCTAACTTATCCACACCAGCTTCTTTCTTTGATTTCTGAACATCAATATCCCATATTTTTCCATCTTCAAAAAACACACGGACACTATGTAAATATTCTAAAGGAACAACTTGCACGTCTAAGTCGGAAAATACTTCAGGCCAATGACTGATAACATCATCGGGTAATTTCGATTCTCTATCACTATCGTTAGGCACTTTCTGCTTTCTTACGTGTGGCTTTTTTCGTTGGTGAAAGCTCTTCTGCCTGTTCACGTAAGGCCTTTGCTTCTTTAAATAAGCGGTCGGCATCACTTCTATATTTTGCAGCTAAATCTTCATCTGTAATCACAGAATCAGTTGACGGCGTAGTAACATCACTTACAGAAGCTAATTCTTGGATAGCGTCTTCTGAACTTTGCACAGCTGGTTTAGGTGCAGGGTTATCGTCTTGTAGTGCCAAGTCTCCAACACTAACTCCTTTTTGTTGTGCGATAATACTGTTTAGCTCGTCTAAACTAATAGTAGTTTGGTTGTCTGGTTGCATTTCAACTTCAGTAGTTGATACTTTAAGCATTTTACCTGTAGTATGAAATCCAGCAAGCATGTTTCTACCATCTGGTAATTGGAAACGAGCCATTGCTTGAGCAAGTTCATAAGCACTTTGACCTGCATCTGATTCGATACATGTCATTAGAGCATCATGCTCTTCTGCCATTAAGTTTTCTGTAGTAACAATGATACAGTTATCAGGTTCGTTTGGAACCACTCTGTATGCAACTGCCACTTTACGCTTGGTCTTCTTTAATCGACCTACATGTTTTGTAGCCATATTATTCTCCTGGTTTATCTTGTGCTTGTTGCGCTTGAACAGCAGTTAAGAATGTTTCTAATTTAGTGTACACTCCGCCTACAGTCAACATTTCGTTTGGCTTAAATGCGCCTCTTTGACTAGCAACATCAATAATTTGTTTAATTGCAGCCAAGTCTTGTACAGTTAATTCTGCACCTTGCTGAGCTTCAGGTGATGCTGTCGCAGGTGCTTCTGTAGTTTTTGCCTCGGGTGCTTTAGTTTCTTCGCTCATTTATATCCTCCTATTGAATGTATTAATTAAATGCGCTGTTAAGTTATTTACATATATTTTAAATGTGGACATGCCAAATTGAAATAACTTAATTCCTTATGATCTTCAAAACCTATTTTAACAGAAGTAACAATTTGGTTGTTGCTATCTATTTCTAAAGTTCTGCCTACAAAGAATCTTCCACGTAGATTGTCTTCTATCCATCTAGCAATGGATTTTTCTAAATTGTATTTTAGCGGTATTGATACATACTCAAAATGCCTAGGTGGCATTTTAAGTTTTCTAATTTTGAAAACATTTAATGGATTAGGTTTTTTCTGTTTAATCATGCCGCCATATCATAGTGTGCAGTAACACCAAAAGGTGCTTGCATATTTTTATCAGGATGTGAATGAACTACAAAGATAGTCTCGCAATAGTCATCTTCACCCCAGCTATCCCACGGATATCCATCAGTAAACATAATAAACTTCTTTGGTTGGATGTCATTGTCGTGCATATAACGCCAATTGGCCATAAAGTCAGTGCCACCGCCTCCATGGATTTCGTATTCTGTTAATTCACGTCCATCGTCTGCACTGAAATCATCTTCGTTATAAACTTCAGTATCAAAACACCAAATTTTAATTTTATAATCTTTGTATTCTTCCATTATGCCTTTAACTTCACCTAAGAAGTCTTGAGCTTGTTTGTTACCAATTGATCCACTCATATCAAGAGCAATGCAAATATCAATTGTTTCGGCAAAATTCATGCCTGGAAGAATAGCGCCAGTATGCCACGCCTTGCGGTTAGGACGCATAAATGTATAATCGCTTTTAATTGTGCTTTGGATTTGCTGACGTAGTAGTTCACGCCAGTTCATTTTAGGTTCTGTAAGCTCTTTGATAAGACGTTGTACACCTGCAGGTGTATTACCTGCTCCTGCACTCTGTGCCGCATTAATAGTTGCTTCTTTAATTTCGTCTTTAATCTTTTTAATTTCTTCTTTAGAAAACTTAGGTTTTTTCTTGCTTACATTGTTACCGTTTGAATCTTTTTCTTCACCATTATCGCTATCTTGATCTTCGCCGTCACCATCCATATCAAGATGCTCGTCAAGCATTTCGCCTTTATTATCTAATTCGTCTAACAGTTCTTGTAATTCTTTACCACGCTCTTTTGCTTCTTCAAAAAGTTTATCGTAAATATCTTCTGAAGTATCTGCTTCGTACTGAAAGTCTTGGAAGCAATCAACAATCTTAGGCTTCTCACCAATTCGATCTCTTACAAGCAAATTGTTTACTTTGTAGTCTGCGGCAATGTTATACAACATTGGATGACGATCGCCACGACGTCCTAGGTGATCAAAAACCATGTGTAGTATTTCGTGTGCAACAACAAACTCAATTTCTTTGTTTGACATTGCATTAAAGAATTGTGTATTATAGTAAAGGTTTCGTCCATCTACTGCGGCGGTAGGCAACCAGTCATCAGCTGCCAAAATTTGCAAACGAGTTGCCATATTACCAAAGAAAGGATGACGTAGTAGCAACCCTACTCGTGCAACGATAATACGGTCGTATACTTCAACACGCATTTCTTCAAGTTCTTCTGGAGTAATATCTGGATTAGGTTGCCAGTTTTTAAGTTTACTTGCTGTATCTTTTGCAGTTGTCATCTTGTTTGCCCTTTTATTTATACATACATTATAGCAATATTTACACCTTTTGTCAACCAAAAAGAACCCTTGCGGGTTCTTTTATAATTAAGATTGCTGTGCTGCCTTAATATACTTTCCGTAACGATCGTGGAATTCGTCAAAGCATTCAATTTCATCAGGATCGATTGGAAGTTGATATTGTGTAAGAGCAAGTTTGATACCCATTACAACTAGTTCAGTTTCAAAATTATCCATCGCAAAACGCAAGAAGTTGTTTACTTTAGTATCAAATTTCTTATCGTTTTTATCAGATGATTCTTTAAGTTCGTAACACAATGAAACAGTTAGTGAATACTTTGCACTGATCTCTTGTGTTTTAAGTTCTTTAACCTTGCCGTCTAGGATATCAGTTGGATTAGGCATATTGGCAGCAACTTTACGGTGAGCCATAAACTTTACAGCAAGACCTTCGCCTACTGTGCCTGATACTAGATCAGTAGTTGTGTTTTCGTCTAGATCATCGTCTAGTAATTCACTTACAAAAGACCATGTACGAGGCGTTGCAAAAGAACGACTCGGTGACTTAGGATCAAAATCATAGAGATCTTGTTTTGCAAATTGCAAATAACCTACAACGTCTTTGTTAATTTTGTTATCAACTGCCCATGCAAACCAGTCTTCAAATGCAACAGCCATTTCCAAGTGGATAAAACGATTAGACAACGGTGCTGGCATACGATATGTAACACCTTTGTCACTTTCGCGGTTACCTGCCGCAACAATAATAACATTGTCTGGCAATTTATATTTGCCAACACGACGATTAAGAATAAGTTGATAAGCAGCCGCTTGTACTGCTGGAGCCGCAGAATTCATCTCGTCAAAGAAAACAACAATGTTGTCGTACTGCGATGCAAACTCTTCGTCCGGAAGTTCTTCAGGAGCACCCCAAACCATTTTGCTAATATTACTATCAAAATACGGAACACCTTTAATGTCTGTAGGTTCCCAAAGTGAAAGACGAATGTCAATCAAGTGTGAATTAGGCAGCGATTGTGTAACTTGTGCAACAATATCTGACTTACCAATACCTGGAGGTCCCCAAAGAAAGATAGGACGTTTCTTTTTCATTGCATGAAGAATGCTTGTTTTTGCAGTATTTGGAGTTACTGTACGAGTTGCGGTATCCATAGTGTATTTCCCTCTGTGTTTCTAACTATATATATAGTATAGCATCAATAGTCGAAATGTCAACCATTTTTTTAATTTTTTGACCTAGAAAGTGCCTTTACTAAACCATATTTTCGTATATCTCCACTAAAAAGAGTAAGTTCTACGGCCTTTTTTTCATTTGTAACTACTATACTTCTATTGGTAATATAATAAGGACAATTAATAAATTTGTCCAAAAATATCACAACTTGAGTAGTCATTGGCATATCTGGAGGGTAAGGTATATCGTATGTCTCAATATCTAGTTGAGATAGAATATCAAAGCCTTCTTCAGTAAGACGCAACCCGCCTTCTGTTTTTTCTCTGGTATTTTTCCACCATAAAGGCATAAACTGCTTTACTGTTGCTTCGTCTATACTTTTATTTAATTGCTTGAGAAATAGTTTAGTATATGTTTCTTTCCAGTTCATTCTTCTGTAACTGTTTCACCCGTTGTCATTTTAACAACCGAAAAGTCCTCACAACTAAACATTTCATTCAATTTTTTTGCAAGATTATGTGCATGGCCTGGATTACTAAAACTAGTTTTCTTGTATTTTGGTCCAGGATAGCTCGTTAGCATATTAGAGCTTTTTAAATTAAATGGTTCATTATGATAGAATACAGCCCAGATAGCTTCTGCTTTGAGTACTTGTTCTGCTTTATAAGTTTTCTTGTCTATATTTTCAAGAAGAACCGTTGGTTTTGGTCTGCTCATATGCGTATTCCTTTAATAAACTACGCATATATTTATCTCTTTTTTTAGTTATCTACGTAGTTTATATTACCAATCGGCTTCGGTTTTACCTAGTTGAACTGTTACTACATCGTCTTGTTCAGCTTTACGCAATAGTAGTTCTTCTAAGTCACCGTTCAGTCTAGACATAACTTCGCCTAACACAAATGCTAGACGTTTTGCATTATCTATAGGCATTTTAATTTCTCTCTGTTTACTTGCATCTGCACTTTTTACAGAACTAATAAACTGTTGTATTGGCATTGTGTTAATAGGTTCATTTGTTGGCATTACTTAACTCCTGACGCATTTCAATTTCTGATTTAAATGGTCCTTTAGTTTCGTATCTTTCTACAGTAATAAGTTTAGGGCAAAATGATTTTACCCAACCCTTATCAAAATGAATAATATAATAACCTGCACAATACAAGCTCTTTGATTTAGAACTTTTTGTAAACAATGCTATTTTATTTTTTACATCAAAGACTGGATTATATGGAATACAACTAGTAGGATAACCATGGACTTCTTTTGTAGAATCTACAATAGTAGCTGGACTCGCTGTCCAGCTAATTTCTGCTCCTAATTGCGTTTTAAGATGTTTAACATTTTTAAAAAACTTAGTACCCGTGTTATTTGTAAACATAAATTGTTTTTCTTCATTAACACTTAATGTACCTACCCGTTCACCTTGTGATTCGACAATCCAAAATTTGTCTTTTAAAACTTCTTTAGCATTTATCATTTAGGATACCTCGCTTGTAATGGTTCTGCATAATATTGTGCTTGATCTGCAATACGTTGCATATCCCATTTAGCACAGAACTTCATAAGACGCATACCAACTTGTGATATATCTTTAGGTTCAACTTCTGCAATAGTATTATTAATTATCTCTCTAATTTCTGCAGGTTGTGCAGTTAAGTCACACAGTGTTACGTTACGATTGTAGTCATCTAGCACACGATGTTCTTCACCGTTATGATCTACCCAACGTTGTAGCATCATGTTATTCCAGTTGTAGCCTTTGTTATCTTTATCAGCATATGCTTCTAACAAACCTACCTTGTTCTTTGTGCCTTTCTTACGCACACCTGGATATGCACTAAACACATTGTCACTAGTGTCGCCACGCATACATTTTTCAAACAACATAAATGCAGGATCGGGAGCAGGCTTTGCTTCTTTAGTTTTCTTGTCAATAACAGGATTACCTTTCTTGTCAAAGTATCCTTCGTGTGTTATTGTAACGTCTTGTACACCGTTATACTGCTTAACATTAGGAGCAATTAGTTGTGCAAAATCTCCGTCAGTACTAATAATAACATGATTGTCGTTAGGGTGTGCTTGCACCCAACCTGCAATTAAGTCGTCCGCTTCTAGTTGCGGATGACGCATCATAGTACAGTTAGTCTTTGTACCAATAAAGTCTTTAAACTCGTCAAAGATTTCCCAAAACACAGTATCTTCTTCTTGCTGTGCAGGAGTCATTGCATCACGTGTTTCTTGTCTATTACGTTTGTAAGGTTCGTAGTAGTCTTTACGCCAACTACGGCCTTCTAAGCAAAACACAACATGATCTGCATTAAAGTCGCTCCATGCTTTTTTAACACCATTAAGTGTAATGTGTAGTGCCATACCTACTTTAGTGTCTAAGTCGCCACGAACAACGTGTCTTGCACGAAAGAAAGTATTTGCAGTATCAACTAATACATAAGTTGTCATTTGTTATTGCCTATATTATTAATTACAGTTATATTATTGCACAAATTTTTTAATCTGTCAATCATTAAGATACTTCACTTTTACCTTTATCGATAGGTACAACATTAATATAACCTGCACCTCTATCTGTGTCCATACCTTCTTCTTCTAACATCTGTACAACAATAGTTCTAAACCATGCGTCTACAATTTGTTCTTGGGTTTCGCCTTTGTATCCTGCGTCGATCAACTGTTCAATAAATTCATTATTCCAATCAAGTTCAAAGAATCCGTTACGGATATTGTCTGGATTTACTTGCGTATCTAATACAGCAACCCACGGTTCACCAGCTTTAGTTGCTGCTTCCTTTTCTGCATCTAGTGTTTCTCGGCGGATCTCTTCTGTAGTTTTTTCTACTTTTTGTTCTTGTATCTTAGGTGTTACACCTAATGCTTTTTTCATTTTATCCCACATCATAATCCTGCCTCCCTAGCACGGCTTTCGATATTGTTTTCGAAACGTTTCTTTTTAGTTCTTTCAAGTTCACTATTTTTAAATTCTTCTTCGTCAAACGCATTCTCAAGTCCCCCAAGCATTTCCGAATAAGGATATATGGAGTCTTGGTGTGAAACGCCATCCTCTTTCCATACACGCTTCTGCAACTTCTTGAACATTGAGGTTATACTCTTCCGAACGTCCACCAAGCGGCATAAGATATACTGGACACTCGATGCCTTTTTCGCGATATGCATTAACAGCTCTTGTAACTTCTTCAAAGTCATCATTAGTAGCGACAACAAACTTAAAGTACATGTCACTACCGTCAACAAGGCTATACTCATAAGCAACGTCAGGTTTAATAGCAGTTTCCCAAGGTTCTCCTGAAACTGAAAGTTTTGGGGAACAACTCCAAGTGACTTCAAATCTGTCTTGATCGCTGAGATAGTTGAACAGATCATCGTGTAAAGATTGTGTAGTGTTTGTTTCAAATGTGACATTTTTTAGGTCTCTCATACGTGGATGCTCAAATAGCTCTACATACAGTCGTTGCCACGCCAACAACGGTTCGCCACCAGTCATGATCAAATGTACATCTTGACCATTATCCATTGTCCACTTACCTTCTGGGGTAAGTGAAAGCAGATGTTCGACTACTTCGTCAACTTCTGCTTGTTTATTAAAGTGTTTAAATTCAGGATAGATACTTGCATATGTATCACAACCTGTGTGAATGATAGGCAAATCATTAAATTCTTTTGTAGTCTTATGTACATCTTTTGCAATAAGATCTGCAACTTCTTGATTGTGTTTAATGCCTTGCTTTAATTTTTCGTCACGCATAGGCTCGTTCTTTAAACCAAAGTTCATACAACGAAAGTTACAACCAAATGTACGCAAGAACACACTAGGTACTCCTACGAACTTGCCTTCACCTTGTACACTGTAAAATGCTTCTGAATATCTTAGTTTCATAATGGCAGCCTTCCTGTATATAATTCAATTCCTAAACTGACCATGCCCATTATAAACACTGCTATAATAAACACTTGTGCCATGCGCACTGCAATATAATCACCTAAGTTATTCATCTGTTCTTTCCTTTATTTCTTTGTACAAAGAGTCTGCAAATTCTATATGAGCGAATTTATCCGGATGCTTTTTATCTTCCGCAAGTCCATGTTTTCCTCTTATATCATGGAAACTAGTTTTTAAACTAATTGCACTGTTAAAATCTAATATGCTAGTTTCTCTATCTACTGCATAACAATGATAGCTTCTTATCCCCAGTTTGTCAAGATATAAACTTATATGATCAACTCTTAAATTCAAATCTAAATTTGAATCATAATCATTTTGAAGGAAAGAGTAATAACATTTACCCATTTTTCCACCAGTCCAATTGCCTACATTCTGTACTTTATCGTAGTCTGTTATTTTACACCATCTTGCTATGTGTGACCACAGAAAAACTACAATATCTCCTTCTTGATATTCTGTAGTTAGTGCCTTATACCAAATGTGTTTGTTGCTTGCTCCGGCTATACCTAAGTTTATACAATCTAAGTTCATCATAGTAGATAGCACTTTTGGCCAAGCATATCTACTAGGCTTAGTAGGAGCCTTCCTATTTTTAGATAGGCAGTCTTCTAATCCATGACCAAATGTATAACTACAACCAAATGCAATCAATCTACTCATTAACAGGAAAATTCCTGTTGTAGTTTAATATTATCAAAGAACTCTTTCTTTGTACCTATATCATCCTTGAATGCACCTTTTAGTACAGTTGTCTGTGTAAGACTGCTCTTTGCCATAATACCTCTATTCTCACAACAACCATGTGTTGCTTGAATATAAACGCCTAAGTGTTCTGCACCTGTTGCAAACTGAATCTCACGTGCAATGTCATTTGCAAGTTCTTCTTGCAATGTGCCACGTCTAGCACACCATTGTGCAATACGTGTGTACTTGCTAAGTCCAATTAGTTTATCAGCGGCAATAATACCAATGTATGCCGTTCCAGTTACTGGCTGGTGATGATGTGAACACATGCTCTTTAGTTCGGAACGAACTACTAGCATACCTTCGTATCGTTCTTCTGAATCATTTGGAAATGCTGTTGCACTTGGCTTTGGATCATATCGTCCTGCCATAATTTCATTAAAGTACATTTTTGCAAGACGTCTTGCCGTACCTTCTGAATTTGGATCATTAAGACGATCAATTACAAGTGCATCTAGCACACTTTCAAATGCTCTAGTAGCATCGTTAATCAATTCTTCTTTATCGCCCTTCTGTAGGACTTCTGAAATGTTGTCGCCAGCCCAGTAACGGATGCCAGCGTCTTCTAGTTTTTGTTTAATTTGTCTTGCTTTGCTCAATTTTATTCTCCGATGTTAAGGCAGAGGATTGCCGTAATATGTATACTGCAAATAATCATACTTACAGTATACACTTATTTAGGTTTTCTGTCAAGAGATTATTTAAAATAACCTTCAAGAACATCTAACACATCTTGATATTTTGCCATTTCCATCATTTCATGTTCAATAGCTTCTAAAATATCAGAATGTTCGCCGATGCCTGTAGGGTTTTCTAAGTAAACCTCAACATTCATTCTATGCTTTTCAATGTGACCATGAGCATGAGCTCTAGTCGCTTCTAAAAGTTGTTTTCTCAATTCCATAATTTCCTTTCCTTAGTACTTTTGTTTTGCTGGAATGACGCCGCGAACGCCGCCTTTTGGATCTTCCGTGTCTCCATCACGACGGAAAATTAAATGCACATGCGGATACATACAAGTTTGACCTGCACTTTGCCCCATATTTATACCTACGTTATATCCTGTAATATTATTAGCAAGACTAGATATGTTTTGTTCTCCCATTGAAACAGCAAACTTGAAGCATTTCAATAAGTTATCTTCGTGATTAACTTTTGGAACAACTAATGTATGTCCTTCTGTTACAGGAAATTTGTCATTATAAACAACAAAATCTCTAGTGTCGAGCTCTACTTCAGTCCAAGGAGCTCTACCTTCTTGTTGTGCTTGTTCTAATGTATCAAGATACATAAATTTCCTCCTCAATATATCGTTTTAGTTCTTTATCCTCTACATCATTTGGAATATCATTTTTGTAAAAGATCCTATAACTGTCACTACCGTACTTGCCAATGCCACAAAGATCAGTAGCATCTTCACCATCCCAGTTTAACCATTGCTGTGACATTTTGTAAATACGTTTTGCACGAACATTTTGCATACCTAAGGGCGTTAGCATGTCTGCAATTTCATCCACAGTTGCTAACAACAAAATGCCCGCAGTAGGCCAGCGTTCAAAGAATTCTTTAAGCACAGGCTTCGTTTGACGTCTATCAACTTGGTTAAGGCAAATAACACCGACCATATGCTGCCAGCTATCTTCGACTTGCTGTTGCACCATTAAGTCATCACGCATCTTCGTCGCCCCACCATGCTTTAAATTCTTGGGCCATATCGCTTTTAGGTTGTGTTCTTTCATAATGCAATATTGCTTTTTGAGTTTCTTCATCTAGAGTTTGAAATGCTTCTCTAAACTCTGCTGCCTGTTGATGACTTGCTTCTTCACGTGCTTCTTCCGCTAAGTCTTCATCTTCTATTTCTTCAGCTTCTTCCCACATATCGTATGTTGCTGAATGTGCATCTTCGTTAAGATCGCGGATAATATCCCAGCAATCGTTATAACTTAGTATTGGATCTATCATTGTCCTACATTCTCCCAGGGATAAACTAACCATACATCTTCTTCTGCTTTGTTTACTTCATGTACGGTATAGTCTACTTTATTGTTAAAGTTGCTTGCTAGATTATCTGTAATTGTAGCAAAGCGAACATTGTTGTGCCATACTGTGCTCCATGTTTCTTCATTTGGTAAACACCCGCTAGGCCAATCTTGCTTAATCCAGTTGAATGTAGCACCGGTATCGTTAATATCATCTACAATTAAAATATTTTTACGTTTTGCAATATCCCAACGAGATTTATAAGTTTTTCTATCTTCTTCATTTACATAACCAAATGCATCTTCTGCCATCCAGCAGTTACTTTCGCACTCACCTTCTTTATCGTCACGCAAACTTACCTTTAGTGCTTCGCCGCGAATGCCTAGCATATTACAAAGGATAGTAGCAGGTACGTTGCCACCTTTAGTAATACCTACAATATAGTCAGGACGCCAGTTGTCTTTGTACATTTGTAGAGCAATGTTTACACAGGC